AGTCGAGGCGGGCCGAAATGCCCTGGCAATCGCGATTCATCTTATTGATAGCCCGCAGACGCTGCACCAGCCCAACGGACAAGTGCTGCACTTCGGCAGTCAGCTCCGCCATGGTCGGCACCGGAGGCGCTTCAGGCGCGGTTTTCTTTTTAAATGGATTCTTCATTGAACACACCTATTCATTACTGCTACGATTCCCTCTGTAGTAATCACGTCCCACAGAGGCCGTTGGCAGGCGCTAGACAGCGCGATTTTAACCCTCGCTCGCCTAACGGCTCACTCGGAGGGGATAAGAGTATTATACACACTTCGCAAAAACCGTGTCAAGCACAAGTTACAGGGCATATTCGGAACTACACGATTCCATAGCCGATTACAGCAAAATCTCCACAATTGGAATGGCGTAACTCCGCTAAACAGGTGGAAAATCGAGGTGGGGGAAATCTGGCGGAAATCTGGCGGAAATCTGGCGGATTTTAGCCCTTGACAGCCGCTTGCGTTTGTGAAAAGATAGGAGCATAACAAGTTGCTCCGCAAGGAGCGCTCTGGAGGTAACTAGTGAGTGAATGGAATGATGTAATCAATGCCGACCTTAAAGATGCTGACGGCCCTAGCGGCTTTAGCATCCCCGACGGCACGTATGACGGCATGTTGGCCAACGTGGAGTCTAAGACCTTCCGCTCTGGCGGCAAGGGCTTGGAAATCACGTATTCTCTGAAGCTGGCTGACGGCTCGCTGACGACTATCCGCGATTACTTTGTAATCCGGAGTGCCGACGGCAAGACCAACAAAGTCGGCGCGGCGTCGGTCAAAAAACTGCTCGTCGAGTGCGGGGTGTCGGACCTTAACACGTTCGTTTTCCCGGCTTACGACAGCAAAACGTTCGGCGGATTCAAGAATCTGCTCGAAACTCCGCTCACCTTGGAAATCAAGGCGACGGTGCAGAAGAAGGGCGCTAATGCGGGCAAGTCTTATCCTCGCGTGAAGCGGTTTTCTAAAGTCGTAAAGCAAGCGGCGTAAACAACCCTCAATGTACGGCAAAGGACGGTTTTCCGTGAAACGTATCAGACTGCTGATTAACTTCTTAGTTACCCTCTACTCGGTGATTAAATATGGGCATCGCCCCAAGCGCTACGCGCACCTAATCACCCCTAAATGGGCCAGAGCGTCTATGCGAACGGAGAACCGTTTCCGCCGTGCAATGAAACGTCCCGACAAGCCCCAGATTCCAATTCTTAAGGAGTGGCGTTTAGCCCGCTACGTAGCCCTTGGCGGCCACATGGGAGCCCTAGAGGCCGTGGTTAAGCAGCTCACCGAATCGTCCAGCTACCTGCGTTGGGTGCGGGCGTTTACGGCCCGCACGGACAAACAAACGTATGTACAGCGCATGATTCTGAAGCACCGTATCAAGCAGAATCGCAAACTCATCCGTGAAGCCATTGAATACTAGGAGGCCGCGTGTCTAACGTAAACTTGCAGCTAGGTGACTGTTTGGAGTTAATGAAGGCGTTGCCGGACAAGTCGGTGGATATGATTTTGTGTGACTTGCCTTATGGGACCACGGCCTGTAAGTGGGACTCTGCGATTCCGTTGAGCAGTCTGTGGGAGGCTTACAGTCGCGTGCTGTCTCCTGTGGGTGTGGTGGTGTTGACCTCCAGCCAGCCCTTTACCAGCGCCCTTATCATGAGCAACATTGGACAGTTTAAATACGAGATTATTTGGGATAAAGTCAATCGCACCACTGGCTTCTTAGACGCTAAGAAGCGTCCTTTGAAACGCCACGAGGTGGTGTGTGTGTTTGCTCCTGGGCCTGTAACGTACAATCCTCAAATGGAGTCCGGTACTCCGTACAACGCCAAGCGCAGCAATCCAAAGGGACACCCCGAAGTGTACTCCGAACACAAAGCCGTAAACGGTGTTAACTTTGGTACACGCTACCCAGTGTCAATCCTTCCGATAAAAGCCGATGTTAAGACCGAAATGGGACGGCACCCAACTCAAAAGCCTGTTGCGCTGTTGGAGTACCTTATCAAAACCTACTCCAACCCGGACCACACGATTCTTGATAACACCATGGGCTCCGGCAGCACGGGCGTAGCAGCCGTCAATTTGGGCCGCAACTTTATCGGCATGGAGAAGGAGCCTAAGTATTTCGAGATTGCGCAGGCTCGCATTGCTGAGGCACTGGCCAAAAAGGAAGCCGTTTGACGCTTACGGAACTACAAACGATTTTAGCAAGTGTGCCCGTGTCGTGTCCTTTGTCGGTCGATACTGAGCACTTGCCGGACGCGGAGCCGGGCCTCGACAGCCTGTTAGGAATCAGCTTATGCTGGCCCGGCTCCAATGGCGTCTACATCCCACTCAATCACTGGGTGGGCGTGCCTTCAAAGTCAATCCAACCTATGCAGTGCCAGGAGGGTGTGCGCTTAATCGCCGCCTTCCTGGCACCTCGCCTCCTCGACGGTTGGAACGTGACGCACGATAAGCTGTGGCTCGATGCCGCATTTGCGATTTCTACTAAGTGGGATATGGACGGGCGTGTAGCTTGGTATCTTCTGGACCGCGAACAGTCGCCAAAGGATATCGGCTACGGCCTCAAGCGGGCCCAAGTGAAGATTCTAGGCTATGCCGAGGCTGGCGATGCCGAGCTGCGAGCCGAGGTAATGAAGCATGGAGGCAACCTTGACGACGGCGACCACTATTTGGCTACCTTGGCCTCGCTGTCCCGGTATGCCGCTGTAGACGCCAAGAGCACGTTTGATGCTTGTGCCAAATTCCGGTCTGAAATGGACGATTCTGACTGGTACGCGCTGCGCCGCAACATGGAATATGCCCAGTTTCTTGCCGAATCCGAGCAGGCGGGCGTGGTTGTGGACGAGGTGCAGCTGAAGCGGGCCGAGGAATTCTACAAGAAGGCCGTGGTTGAGGCTAAGGCAGAAATCCGCAGCGTGTGTGCCCCCGAGATTGCCGTCATCGAGCAGCGTTTGGTGGCCTCTAGCGGCTTGGCCGACACCCGGCCTGAGACTTTGGCCAAGCGAGCCGAGAGTACCCAGAAGAAGCTACGATTTAATCCCGGCTCCTCCGCCCAGCGGTCCATTCTGTTCCATGAGCTAGTGGGCATTCCGGTGGTTGAGCGGTCAAAGAAAACCGGAGCCCCTAAGTCAGACAAGAAAACCATTGCTAAGTTTGACCACCCGTCGGCCAAAGCCTTTGTCAAGTTGTCGGAAATGGATAAGGCCCGCCAGTTTGCCACCCAGTACCTTCAGCACGCTAAAGCTGGCCGCCTTCATTTCCCGCTTGACACCACGGGGACAGTGTCGGAACGCCTGGGGGGCCGGGCTCCCTATTGCCTTAACATGCCCTTTACCCGTGAGCCTATCATGCAGGCGTTTAAGGTAGACCCCGGCTGCATCGGCATCCATATGGACTGGGTTAGCGTCGAGCCTTGCTTAATCGCGGGCTTCTCGGGCGACCCCACGCTGCTTAAGGTCTACCGCGACGGGCTTGGCGACGTATATCTAGACCTGTGCCTTGATATGTTTCCGCTCGCGGAGGCTTCTGTATACGGCCCGGAGCTGGAAACGCTGATTCTTGCATTCCACGCGGAATACGACACTAACAAGCCGCCCCAGGCGGCCCAGAAGGCCAAGTTTGACCGCATTCGCAAGGTGGCTAAAATCATTCACCTAGCCGTGCAATACACCGGCACGGAATACACGGTGTCTAAGAATTTGACGCAAGCTGGCTTTACCACCAGCGTTGACAAGGCCCGCGATTTGCTGTATCGTTATTGGAATAGGTTCTCCAACGTGGCCACGCTGTCCCACAAACTGAAAAGCATTGTGGAGCGGCGCGGCTACTTAACCGGCCTGTTTGGGCGGAAGTTGTGGGTGCCGAAGAAGCTGTCTAAGGATGCGTTAAATCGGTTCGGCCAGCACGGCGGCCACGCGATTCTAAGGGAGGTAGTGCTTGAAATCAATAAACACAAACTCGAAGGGATGCGGCCATTGTTGCCGGACCTGCACGATGCCACTAGCTGGTGTGGACCAGAGCACCAGGCCGATGAAATGCGGCGAGTTTTTGAGGACGCTATTCGAAGAGTCAATGACATCCTTAAGCTGCCTGTTACAGTGGCTGGCGACATTAAACTTTTCAAAACCTTCTATGGACTTAAAAACCGTGAAGACCTGGAGTAACGTCGTGTTGGCGGTGTTGCTGGCTGCGGCGCTGTCGGGCTGCGGTAAGATTGTGAAGCGTGCCACGGCTAAGCGCACGTGTGTGGTGACTGAGCCGGGGCAGCTGGTTTGCAAGCGGGTGGCAAAGTGAAGTTTGATTGGGCCATTTGGAAAAGCACGGGCGATTCTAACGACGTTAGGTTTGTCCATGAGTCGGAGCTGCCCGCAGCTGGGTTTGCTTCGGTTTACCGCTACACGGAAACAGACGCCAAGGCCATGCAGGCTCTTGGCAGCTTTAAAGGATTCAAAGGGACGGTGCATAGTGAGCGACTTCAAATCGACGCCGACACGGCGGAGGCATCTGAGGCTTGTGAAGGGCGGCTTAAAGCCCAAGGAATCGCGTTTGAGAAATTCACTACCGGTAATCGAGGTCATCATTATCACGTTGTGCGTAGCACTCCTTGTAGCCACGTCCTTCCTGGGTCTGATAAGCTTTATGTTAAAAACGAATATCCTGGGTGCGATGTAAGTTTTTACCACCACGTGGGCCTGTATCGGCAAATTGGTGCGCGGCACGCTAAAACCGGCAACCGTAAAGAGCTGCTGTATTCCGTGCCCGGCAAGGTGCTGGAGCTGCCGCTGGCTGTGCCCGCCGAGCTAGAGGTGGAGCTGCCGAAGGCCACAGGCGCGATTCTAGAACATGCGTCGGTCTTTGAAGACGATATGCTCTACCGCATGACGGTGCCCGCTGACCACGGCGAGCGGCATAAGCGCTATATTGACATTGCCATTCGGCTTGACGTGCTAAATCAACCGTTTGATTTCGCGGTGGGCTGGCTCTACAACGTGGACCTGATGTCTGGCGGTGGTATGCCGCACAAAGACTTAGTGAGAATCGTCGAGTGGGCGTATTACCAGAGGTCCAAATGAAGCTGGCGGCTTGCGGCTTCTTTGTGCTGGTGGGTGTCGTGTTTTTGTACATCATCATGTGTGGCATCGTAGCTTACGAGGATTGGAAATGCAAAGATACACAGAAATAAAGGCAGAGCTGGACAGGGAGCGGTGGCAATACACCTACCGCCAGCTCCGCCGGGGTCACTGGGAGCCAATCAGCCGCGCTAAGGCGATGTCCCGGACCAAACGGGCGATTAATCCGCTGTCGGGCCGCCTGGCTTGGTTCCACAAGTGTTCTACGACGCACGGGCACGGCTGTGGGCAGGAGTTTATCGCGGCAAGCGTGCAGGTGGACCACGTGCAGCCGGTGATTGCAACCACGGGCCGTGGGAGCATCCAGGAGCTGGTGGAGCGGTTTTGTGTGCCGGTAGACGGCCTACAGATTCTTTGTAAAGCGTGCCACAGCCGCAAGTCGGTGGCCGAGAATGCGCGGAGGGTGAAATGAAGCTAGCGAATGATTCTAAAGACGTAATCAGCTCCCTGCCGTCAATGCAAGCGTCTGCCACCGGCAGCCTCCGGGACAACAAAGGCAAAGCCCCCGTGGCCGAGGTGCCGCTGGAGCTGCTAGAGGCCGTGGCCATGGTCCTTTATAAGTCAAGCATCCCAGGCGGGGGCAAGTATCCGGCCCGCAATTGGAAGAAGGGTAACAGTCACAGCGTGCCGCTGAATAGCCTTATCCGCCACGCCATGAAGCTAGCGGGCGGCGAGGCTAATGACGCTGAGTCAGGCATGCCCCACAGCTGGCACATTGCCTGTAATGCGGCCTTCTTGGTGTTCTACGAGAAGCATTTCCCGGCTATGAACGACCTGGTCGAAAAGGGGGACAAATGAGCCTAATTTTGGTTGACATTGACGGCAGCATTGCCGATTGGAAGTGGCGCGACGCCGAGGCCGGGGGCAATCCTGGCCGCAGCAACATGGCCGCCTATAAGGCCTATGTCGAACGGCTCATGGACGATTCTAAGCTGATTAAAGACAAGCCGGTGCCGGGAATGCAGGAGCTGTTGCGGTCTCTGTCGGCTCGGGAGGGCGTAGAAATCGTTTATCTGACCGGGCGGTCGGAACGGCACCGCCTCACTACGGCACGCTGGCTGCTCCTTAACCGATTCCCCGAGGCCGACATTATCATGCGCGGCAGCACAGACTGGGCGTCGGCAGCTGAGTATAAAATGCACCATGTGCAGCAGCTGAAGGCAAAGCACAGCACGATTCTAGCTCTGGAAGACGAGCCCGAAGTGGTCAAGGCAATGCAACAAGCAGGAATCACGGTACTACAGGTGGTATACAAATGACAATCTTTAAAGTTGAGTGGGAGGTTACCTTAAAAGGCGTACACGGAAGCCGGGACGACGTTACCCTACAAGCTTTGTACACGACCCGCCACTTGGCCGAAGCTCAGGTAGCAAAGCTAAACGCGGCAGCCTCTACTTTGGGCGTAGAGCAGCCCGGCGCAATCATTATCGAGGAGATTGTCAATGAAGGCTAAACGTAAAGCAAAGCGAAATGTACTAGTTATCAGCGACACGCAGGGGCCCTTCGAGCATAAAGACACCCTCCGGTTTCTTAAGGCCGTGCAACGCAAATATAAGTGCGATACGGTTGTGCACGTGGGCGACGAGGCCGATATGCACGCCCTATCCGACTACGACCACGACCCCGACGGTATGTCGGCAGGTGACGAGCACAGGGCGTTGCTTAAGAGCATGGCCCCGTTTTACAAAGCATTCCCCAACGTCATGGTGTGCGAGTCTAACCACACGGCCCGGCCCTTCCGCAAGGCATATCAGCACGGGATTCCTAGGGCCTACATGAAGTCTTATCGTGAATTCATGCAAGCCCCCGAAGGCTGGCAATGGGCCGACCACTGGGTGATTGACGGCGTGCGCTATCAGCACGGCATGGGCTACTCTGGCCGCAACGGGGCCATTAAGGCCGCCGAGCGTAACATGCAGAGCACGGTCATCGGCCACCTTCCGGCCCACGCGGGCGTGCAGTTCACGGCCAATGCCAAATTCCTTCTGTTCGGCATGAATGTGGGCAGCTTGATTGATGTAGACGCCTACGCGTTTGCCTACGGCAAGCACTACCCGAGCAAGCCTATCATTGCTTGTGGCGTGGTTATTAAGGGCGTGCCCACGCTGGTGTGCATGAAGCTCACTGGTAAAGGGCGTTGGACCGGCAAGCTGTGAAGCCTTACACGTGGGACTTGTCCACTACGGGCAAGTATCACAGCCTGTGTGGGGCATGTGCCCGGCTTAGCAAGAATCGTGAGTTTGTGTGTAAACTTTGCCCCCGGAGATACCGAAGGGCGATTATAAAGGACCGGGTTTATGAAGCAGCGCGTAATCGTAATCGTCTGTAGCCTCCTGGTAGGCTATGTGGCAGGTCGCTACGGCCACCCCGTCAGGGTAACTGAAACGAAGGTCGTGGAGGTAACAATTGAAAAGCAAGACAAGTCTCAAATCATCAAGGTCGAAACGGTCAAGCCCGACGGCACGCGCATCACAAAGACAAAGACCAAAAAGAACGTCGTCACCGACACCGACAAGCGCACCGAATCGGTTAAAGTGGTGGAAAACACTGCCGGGGCTCACGTTGCTGTGCTTGCTGGCATTCATGGCGGCCAGGTCGTATACGGGGGCAGCATTTCACACACGATTCTAGGGCCTATCACGGCAGGTGCTTTTGTGTTGACTAACGGAACGGCTGGTGTTAGCCTAGGGCTAGGATTCTAAGGAGACTTATGGACGAGAAGATTTACAAAGCCGGAACGGTAATCAAAATCACCATGACCTGTAATTTTGTGGGATGTGATGCGGAGGAAGAATTCACCCTACCCGACGATATGACGGAAAAGGAAATTAATGAAATGGTGTACGATATGACCGTGGAATATGTACAGCCCGAAGGGTACTTTAAGGTAAAATCGGAGCCCCAATGAAGATTATCAGTGTAGACCAAAATAGCAAAGAGTGGCGGGCATGGCGTAATAAAGGTCTAGGCGCATCCCTGGCAGCGACGATTCTAGAGATTGACGGGGCGTTTGGCACTCGCTTCGAGGCCTGGTGTGAGCTGACTGGCCTGTGCGACAAGGCCCCGGTTAACGAGTTTGCCGCCGCCTGGATGCAGCGCGGCCATGAAATGGAGCCGCTTGCACGTGCCAAGTTTGAGGCAGAAATTGGCATTGCGTTCCCGTCTATCTGCGCCGAGCACGACGAGCACGACTTTATCCGGGCATCCCCCGACGGCTACAACGCGGAGCACAATGCCATTATTGAAATCAAGTGTCCCGGCAAAGTGGCCCATGCGGAGGCTATCAAGGCGTCTAAGGCAGGCGACGGCACGCTGATTCCTGCTAAATACTATGCCCAGATGCAGCACCAGTTTCTTGTTACGGGCGCGTCGGTGGGTTACTACGTGTCGGACGACTGCAAATCGGACAAGGTTGTGTGGGTGAAGGTGCTCCCCGATGCCGCTTACATGGAACGGCTTAAAGCGGCGCTCATTCAATTCTGGAGCCTGGTGCAGATGCAGATTCCGCCCACGCCCACGCCGAAGGACTTAAAGGCAATCTCTGAGCGCATTGCCGATGCCCAGAAGCGTATGAATCAGGCCACTAAGGCGCTCACGATTTATATGGAATCAGTTTAGTGGGGGCACCCTAGCCAGCGCAAACGCGCATAAGCACAGCCGGTGTAGTAAGCTAGGAATCGGCGCCGTTGACCGGTCCACACTAGAGAAACCCCCTCCCCTACTCGCCGTATGGCAAATGGGGAGGGGGTTTTTATTTGTAGTTGACAGCGGCGGGCGGGTGTGGTGTAATGGGTTTGTGGCTGCGGCGTGGATGGACACGCATAGTTTTACACCCTAGTCTGCAAAGGGAAGCGGTGTAACCCGGGTCCAGGGAACCCTTATTTGCAGAGCCGGTATCAAGCCCGGCCCGCCACATACTTTTATCGGAGGCTTTATGAAACTTGAAATAGGTCGGTTTTATTCCACACGCGATGGGCGCAAGGCCGGTCCTGTTACAAAAAATGAGGGTGGCTTTAAGTGGGGGCCGGGATGGGATTTTGCTGCTGACGTCGAACACGTATCCCGAACGTACCATGGTAGCGGCGCACATTCTAACTTGGACAGCAATTCCCCACTAGACCTCGTCGCCGAATGGGTCAGCGAACCAGTCTTTGAAGTTCCTACGGCCTGTCCCGACCCTGAGCATCTCTGCAATGAAGAGATTGTCACGCGGTTCAACGGCCTTGTTAAGGCCGGGCGGCTGCGTTTCCGCGCTACCAGCAGCCACACTTTCTCGGACTTGAGCAACGCGCAGTGGGAGGCACAACTCAAGCCCCCTCCCCCAAAAACGCGCACCTGCACGCTGCCGGATTCTGAATATGAGGTCGTGCTGAGCGACCAAGGCCATACAGTAAAGATTGGATGCCAGGCGTTTGACCGAGCACGCCTAATCAACGCCTTGCGAGACATCGTCCAGTACGGCGGAGTTCAGACCCTAGACAACGGCTGCCTTAGAATCATGCGGGGAGATGTGCTCCAGTGGCAGGGTGCCGCGAACCACACGATAACATGGCGCGACGCCGACACCTTATTGGCCTTCCTGGAGGAGAAATGAGCAAGCAACGCCCCTTCATCGTGTTCACGGCGGAGGATTTTAAAGAGCTAATGGGACCAGGCCAAGGTGGCCCAGCTATTGATACATGGTGCACGTTTACTTCGTTAACCGCAGATTTGTTAGCGCAGCAAGCAAATCGCATCCTCAACGAACGGGGGACGCGGGTTGGAAAAATAGACGTTGTGTTGCAGGGGCCAATCTCTGCAACGGTTTGGTCGCACAATTTGGACCAAACGCACTTCACCCACGAAGCCCTGCTTGTCTCTCCGAGACCAATCGGAGAGGGGCAGAGGGAGATTGAGAAGTGAGAACGTTAATTCCAGGCTATCGGTTTTTCAGGTGCGATGAAGAGGATGGCTGCAAGCACGAATGGAAAGAGGCGTGTCGAGACGCGCGCACACCTTCGATAAGTTCGTGCCCTAAGTGCAACGAAGTCGCTTCGCCACACGACTACGAGGAACACCCGGAGTGGCCAACGGAAAACGGCAACCTAATTCGAGGTCACGACTACGGAGCGGAACAATGACCCTACTCAAAGAAATCGACGAACGGCTTGCGGTGTGTGCGAAGGCGACGGCGGGGCCGTATTACGTTGGGCATACGTCGGAGGAATACGACACGCTTGACGTTCATGAATCTAAAGACGGGCTGCTTGTTGCCGAAACAATGCGGAATTGCGATTTCCATTTCTTAAACGCATCCCGCAACCAACGCGAAGGGGAATTGGCGGCGTTGAAGGTGGCGGTGGAGGCGATTGAGCGCATTTTTGAGATATGCGACGAGACCGACGAGCTTAACGGTAAGCGATTGGCCCGCGAAGCCCTCACCCAAATTACCAAGCTGATGTCGGAGGAGCAATGAGCAGAAAACCCTTTGAGCCACTTGTGTCGGACGACAATAACGTGACCGAGGTGGATTGCCCCGGATGCCCCACGGCGTTCACGGCCCAACGCCTGGTCAGCCGTTACGACGCCAACGCCGCGATTGCGCAGGATAAGGAATACGCGTTACGGCGCATCCGTGAGGAAAACCACGAAGGGGTGATTTACTACCGCGAACGAGACGAAGCCCGAGCCGAACGCGACGCCCTTCGCGAAGAAGTTGCTGCGCAACAACGGGAAATCGAGCGGTTGAAGGCGGAGGTTGAGCGACTTACTTCTGTGGACGAGATGCGCCGCGACAACAACGTAAAGCTGGTTAAAGAATGCGGTCGGTTAATGCACCAACTTACCGAGGCGGTGAAGGTTTTAGACGGCCTGGTGAAACATTGCGCCGAAGCGCACTACGAGGACTGTTCAATCATGTACGACCTCGATGAGGAAAAGTGCGATTGCGGAAGTGGTGCGGCCCACGACAAGGCCCGCGAATTCCTTGCTAAACTAAAGGAGAACAAATGAAACGATTCCTAATCATGCTTCTAATGGTCGGCTGTGCTCAACAACTCCCTACGCCAGGTGCGCCGGGCAAAGACGGTACCAATGGGAAGGACGGAACCGCAGGCACCAATGGCATTAACGGGCAAAACGGCTCAGTTGTCACCTTCGTTAAATTCTGCCCCCAGGTGACGTCTTACCCCTCCGTATTTGTCGAGGTGGGGTTGTGTATTGACGGCGAGCTGTTCGCTGTCTATTCCGCTAACAACGGCTTTGGAGTAAAGCTAGAGCCTGGCAACTACAGCAGCAATGCCATTGGCTCAGCGTGCAGCTTCTCCGTACAGCCTGGCTGCGTGGTGGTGCCGCAATGATTGTGCTTATCGGCCTCGCGCTCATTGGCTTTGCCCCCGCCCCATTGGCCCTGCTAGGCCTGGTGCTGTGCTTGTCGCAGCTGTCGTTTAGCAAGCCCCAGCCACCTGCCGACCGCAAGCTGCCTGCTCAGGAGTGGGAATGGTAGAGTTGTTGGCCATAGCGTGCGCTATAGTCATCGTGGGCGTGCCCGTCGCCTACGGAATGGCTTTGCTGGAGGCTTGGATTCGCTCAATCCTCAAATAGCGCCTTCTCCGCCCTCCGGCGGCTCACCAGCCCCGGCAGCTCCTTCCCACCCGCCTTAGTCCACCTCAGAAACTGGTCAGCTGCTGCCTTATATTGCCCCAGGTTGAGCATTCGCAGCAGTGTGCTGGCCTTGAAGTTACCCTCCCCCACATTGTACACAAAGCAGACAAGTGCACTAAACTGATTATGGGAGATACGCACCTTCACCAGGCGGTTTACGGCGTCTTTAGCCTCCGCCACGTCGTCTACCAGCAGTTCCTCCGCGTGCTTCTCAGTAATCATGCTATCCGGCAGAACATCCGGCCCCGTGTGCCCATAGCCTATGGTCCACTTACCAGCGGGGCACTGGTAGGCCTTTAAACGGAGCCCTTCACACAGTTCGAGGATGCGTAGGCCAGCTTCATTGATAGTGTCGTGTTGTTTCATGCCCCTACTAGGGCTGGTGGCGCATGAAGCCGCAGCCGTGGCACTTTACGGCGGTGGGATACTCGGGGTGGGGGTAGAGGAGCGCCACATGGCAGTGGGGGCAAATGCGCTGTGCCAGGTCGGCAGCGTAGCGCACATGGTCCATGGGCTTAGGGCTGGTCTTTGGGAGGCGTCCGTGGGTCGGTAGGGTTCGCTTGTTTGTCATTGTGCACCTACAGCTCTAGCCATGTAATATACCCCGCCACGTCAGCGGTACCGGCCGCGCAGCGCGCAGCTACCGTAAACACGTCAGCAACGCCTGCCAAATTGCTACCCAACCAGGTATTCAATACGTTTTCCACGTCCGCGATTCCTGTACTCTCCGCTGAGCCTGCCGCATTAACGTACTGGTTAGTTATGGGCGTTCCGCCAGTCATGGCGGTCGCTGCAATGTCCACCTCTACTGTCTCGCCGTCGCCAGTCACCGCCCACGTAGCCCCTGTCAAGGTGGTCGGATTGATAATGACTGCAAAGTTTAACCGGTCGGCCGTGTTACCAAAAATCCCGGCCTCTAGCATCCTGGCCACTGCCGTTATATTGGCAGCCTTTAGCCTCATGCTAATAATCGGAGTAAAGGACGTGTTGACGGTACGTAATACAAAGCCACGTGAGGAGGTGCGTTGGGTCCCAAACCGTTGATTTCCACCTTCGCTGATAACCGTCTGACAGATAATGTCTAGGCTGGCCACGGATGCGGCTCCAGCCGTGTTTCTTACCTCGGCCCGCATAGGCAGTGCGCCCGTCCGCATGTACGGCACAGTATATTGGTTGGCGTTGATAAACTGGTGGCAGTATATAAAGCCGCCATTCGGATTGGCAACGCCCATGCGGATGCGCCCCACCCCCAACCACTCAAAATCTAGGAAATATATGTTGGCCTTAGTCACGTCCAGCGTGAAGCCGCTTGGCCCCGTTCCGTCCAGCGGGTCCAAGTTCCAGCTTGCTTGAGCAACGGAGTTATCTACCGGAGACCCAGAGGTGGCCGTTCTGCGAACTACGTTTAGGCCCGTGCCGGACTGCTCGAAAAATATACCGTCATTCGCATCGAAGTACCCATATCGCTTTACTGTGTTTGCCTGACCGGCTCCGAGAACGCCAGTGAAAATAACGAGCTGAGACTTGCCCGCGTTGTAGGGGAAATAACGCCGCGTTTGGTAGACGGCCGATGAGCCGCTTGAGGACGTGACCGCAAGCCTTGCAGCTGCGCTGTTTGGTACGTGGGTGACCGTGCCGCCCGTAGCGGTCGCGGCGCTCCATAGAAGGGCCTGAAGGCTGTTCCTGAAATTGTTGTCAAAAATAGTGTCTGGACTAGAGACCCGCAGGCGTCCAAATGCGTCAAGCTGCTGGCCGTCGCTTAGCGCCACTTGTAGCGTACCGCCAAGCTTGGCGTCTACGGCCGCTAGGGTCGCGTTACCAGCCGCCTGCTCCAGCTCTGTTGCGGCCCCGGCAGGCAGCGGCAAGTTGGCCGCTGTTATAGGCTGCGGCAATCTGATAAATTGGCTGCTCATAGGTCACCTAGTCTCCGGGGGCCGTGGCTTGTCATTGATAACTCCTGCGGACTTATCGTTCGCGACCTTCAGCGTAGCAATCAAGCCGTCCAGAAGATTCCGGCCAGCCAGTATATTGAGATTCTCCGCAATACTCAGCAGCTCCCTCAATCCTATCATAGCCGCCAGCATGCGCACAATAGGCAGCTCAGGCACAAACGTAGATTCCACAATGTGGCTGGCGCACATGGCCACGGAGTAGACAAACACCTTGACAATAGACCCGCCAAACCGCGACGAGGTGATTTTAATACCTCGCTTGAGGCTTGCCGCGATGCCTGACACTAGGTCAAAGGCCAGGAGCACCGTGGTGAGGAGGAGTAGCTTGTGGATGGGGGTGAAGAACACCAGCACCACTAGAACGGCGGCTTTGAGCCAAGCCAACGCCTGCCCTATAATCACGTCTTTCGGGGTCACCGGATGCCTGCCTGTTCCGGCTGAGCCAGTCTAGCCCGCGTAATGTCTAGCGTATCACAACTGTCAATATGAGTATACCACATATCAGGCCTTTATCCAGATAATCAATTGTGGAATGTTTGACACAATTAGATATCCGACGCGCCTTTGAGCGGGCCCGCCGCTTTAATCAATTCATACAGCTCTTTACGGCTGGCGTCGTCGGCTGCCGTCACGCTGATAAGCATGGTGTTGACGTGGGTTTTGTTGGCCGTGCGGGCTGCGGCGTCTTTGTACGAGTTGATTTCTACATGTGCCTTGCCGTTGCTGAAGCGCACCCCGGCAATGCGGTGGTATTCCGGCGAGTAGCCTTGGGCGTTTTCGATGGGTTTTTTTAGTGCCATAAATAATCCTTTAGATTGAGGTAATCGTTTCCCAAGCCGAGCCGGTGTATACGCACAGCTTGTTTAAGGTAGAATCGTACACCATGCGGCCTGCCGTGGGCGACGAGATTGCATTCTTTTGCGTGGTGGTGAGGGACGGCATTTGCACGCCGCTTGGAGCGATAATAGTCAGCGCGCTTTTGGCGTCAATGGTGCCAACCGCCACCGGGGTGAGCGTTTCATCCTGCGCGTAGCCAATGTGAATTTGCTGGTGCGAGCTGTTTTTAAAGGGGGCGTGCGTGGTGCCTACGCTGCCCATTGAAACAGCCGACGGGTAAGCGATGATAGGGGCCGTCATGTACATTCCAGACGTTCCGCCGCCAGAAAAGTAGGACGTGCCGCCGTAGCCGAACAGGCCGCCCGAAATGGCACTACCGCGGATGGAAAATTCCCCAATCGTGAGGTCGTGATTAGCAGTATCAAACAAGAAGTCGGCGTCTTGGGCAAGCTCGCCCGTGGCGTCAATGTACAGCACGCTAGACGGGTCGCCGTCGGTGACAGCTTGGCCAATGGCAATCTCAGCGGTGGGGGCAGCCGTGGAAGGATAGCGAATATAAGAAGTGCTCATAGCTGCTTACCCGTGATGATAGCCGCAATCTCGCCGTCGCCCGACGTGTAGGACCAGAGGAGGCGAATCCAAGGAGCCGACAGCTGGTTTAAATCAAAAAACGTGGTGCCCGGCTCGGCGGCGGCAATGGCCTGCGTTGTGATTGTCACCCAGGTGCCGGGGTCGGTAACTACTTGGCTCACGGGGTCTTTAGTGTAGTTGGCCGAAACTTGCACTTGAAGCAGGCCAACGGCGTCTTCGCTGACAATGTCCACCTGAATTCCAATATTATCAAGGAATCCAATGTGGGTGACTTCGGAAATGATTTCCTCAGCCAGGTCGGTGCCGACAGGGATGATTGGGAAGGCGGGGAGGGAATTATGGCGGGACATTGAGGCTCCTGGTGGGTTAGGCCGTGGTTAGGCTAGCTTTAGAATCGTACTAAATGTGTGCAATTAATCACGATTGGGCACCAGATTGGCGTGATTGTGAAGCCTGGCTAGGCGTCATGGCCAATTGGTCAACTTTATTGAGTTTATTGGGCTGGGACTTGGGGGCCGGGGCTGGCTGCTGAGGGGCGGGCTGAGCGGCTAAGATAGCCGGGCCCGTCATGCTGCTGTCTAGGGGCTGCTGGGCGAACACAGACAGGCCTAGGCGGGCCGCGTAGGGAATGTCCTTGCCCGAGGCCTTGACCGCAATGACCTGCTCCAATAGCTTATCCTGAAACTTCTTGTAGAGGGCTGGATAGATATTGACTAAGTCTTTGACATCGTCTGACGTGAGGCTGCCTTGCTTGATGCTCCCTAGAATCGTTAGGGGCTGTTGGGCAATCTCTAAAGCGCGATTATACCGCGCCTCTGCCACAGGGTTGGCCGGTAGCGACGGGCTCAGGGGGGACTCGGGGGCCGTGCGTGGCTTTAAGCCCGCTAGGTACTGCACAGCACGCCCGCCAATGAGGCCTAGAGCCGTGCCCTCGTCGGGCATATAGTGGGCCAACTGCTCGCCTTCGTTAACGAGGCTCATGGGGTCGTTTTGGGCGACCTCAATCGACTTCTCCAGCGCCGCCTTGTCAATCTTAGGTGCCGACGCCATGGCCACGGCTTCAGTGCCTTCACGTACTGCAAGGGAGGCGGCTTTATTAAGCGCCTTTTCACCCTGCACCACGTGGCGCATGAATTCAAACATGGTCTTGAAGCCAGGAGCCGACACAGCGTTGCGGCTGGTCATAAACTTCATGAACGCCAGCTTGAGCGCGTCCGGGGCGTCTTTGCCGAGGGTCTTAGCCAACGCGCCGAACAGCAAGGCTGAGGCGGGGTTGTGACCCAGCGCCATGGATGCGATTCCTACAGCCGACGCGGGCACGTATTCAAACAGCTTGTCGAGGGTGCGGGCCGTGTTGCTGAAGTTGTGCGGCTGGCTGTTTAGCTTATCAACAATGGCGCGGGAGGCTTCGATAGTTTCTTGAACGGTCTTAGGAATCGCAAACTCGCGCAGCTCGGGCGCTAGCTTGTCCACTTCCTTGACCAGCGCCCCAACGTTTAGCGCCTCGCCGGGCTTGGCCTTAGCCATGGCCCTGTGCATGAGCACGTCTACGTGGTGCTTCTGAAGCTGCTCCGCCGTGCGCGGGTAGTTAGCCTGCAAGAAGTTGAGCAGGTCGGCATCGCCCTTGCCCGACAGGCGGCGCAGCAGAGTTTCAGAATCCGTGGTGGCCATTTCCTTGACACGCTTGGCAAAGCCCGAGGTGCTGCCGCCAATGTGGAGGCGGTCGTTTAGAGCATCTTTCAAACGTGATTCTAGGGAGTATTGTGCCTGCGCTTGCCGGAACGTGTTAAGCAGCTCCGGGGCTTGGGCTCCAAATTCACGCTCGATGACGCTGGTCTCGTAGCTCCGCAGCAGGTCTTTGACCATGCCGCCAGCGCGTTTAAGCGAGCCGTTGAGCGGGTCTTTAGACGTGGCGTTGCCCACGGCTTCGATGTATTGTGACAGCTCGCCAAGGGTCTTGACGTTCTTTAGCTCGCTGGCCGTGGTGTTAATCATCTTGGCAATGTCAGACGACGGCGACACCATCCAGCCTTCTTTGGTGCCTAGGCTAATCACCTCGTCCGAGATGCGCGGAATGGCCTCAACCACCGGCACGCCTTGGAAGTTGACCTTGATTTTGTTGAAGTCGTCCGACAGCGGCGACACGCGAGCGCCAATCTCGTCGGCTAGCGTGCTGCCAATGCGCTTACCGGCTTCGGCCTCAGACAGCTCGGTGAGCTTATTGGAAAAGGGCTCCATGGCCTGCTGGACGCGCTCGGCCACTTGGGTCTTGAACGCCCCGAGCGACTTCTGATAAGCCATGCCCGAACGGCTGGTGTCAGACTGCTCCAGCGCCTTGGCCATGTTAAGCAGCACCGGGTCGTCGGTGAGCGCGGCCCTAATCTCAGGCTTGGCCTCAATGCCTAGCTTGCCGATTGCCTCGTCTACGGCCTGGGGCAGCTGACCCTCAATACCGCCAGCGCGGCCCACTAGGCTATTCAGAATCTTACCAGCTTGGGACGCGGAGGCGGCCTTCCACAGCTCAGGAATCGCCGTTATGCCGCCGCCCGCAGCTCCGCCAATGAGCCCGCCTAGGCCAACGTTGATAGCGGCGCTAGACAAGGTCTGCTCAGGGTCACCAGAGACCATTTTAGTCAGCTCGTCGGAGGAGGCAAACAGCCCACCCTCGACAGCGTTCTTTAGCGCCCCGGCTCCAATGCGGGCTCCGGCAGTCTCTGCCGCCTGCATTCCTGCCGCGCCGAGGACTTTGGACGACGCTGATTCTAGCACCGACCCCAGGCCTGTGCCAGCGACGGTAGACAAGCCTAAGCCCGCCACCTGCCCGGTGAGGTTTAGCCCTGGGTTGACCTTGCGGCGGCCTACAATGTCTTCGGCAGACACGCCCAGCAGCCGCTCGGCGGCAGGCGCTAGGGGGCCTGCAACGCCCTCAAGCACACCTTCGGCAGTGGCCGCCGCCTGCTGCGGTAGCGTGCTGTGCTTAATGTGCTGGTTCTCTTGGGCAAGAAACTCCTCTAGCCCAGGCGGCGGAGGTGTGCCGCGAAGCTCGTTATAATCGGCCATTACTTACCTCGCGTTTTGGCTAGAAGGTCGTCGGCAACCGTGTTAATGCCGCCGTTAGCGCGTGCCCAGCGGGCCCAGTCTTCTTTGATATTGCGATTAGACGAGTCGGCTACCGCATGAATACCAGGGGCAGTGCTCCCATGCTGGTCTAGGTTGATACCGAAGCCACGGGCCGTGGGGGCGGCTTTGTAGTGTTGAATCCACTTGATTAGATTCTCGCGCTTCTCCGCCGTGGTGCTGGGAGCATCGCCCGGCTTAGGCTCAAACGACTTGAAGTTGTGCAGCTCAGTTTCGTTAACCGAGCCCGACGCATCGCGAATTAGCGGCGTGGCAAAGTTAGCCAGAGCGCCAACTGAAGGAGGCTCATAGCCCAGGCGCAGGCCCCGGCCAAGCAGCGTGTTCTCAGATGCTGCCTTGTCAAACGCGGCAACCATATCCTTTTCCACGTGGCGGGCGTTTTCTACCTTGGCAATTTCTTCATAGACTTGCTTCTGGTGTTCTTCC